GAAGTTTGTCCTATAATCTTCTTATTATAAAACCCGACTGTGTTTGCGGCGTCACCATCTACATTAATCCATTGAGGTTCGTACCAAGTTGACCCAGACGCCTTCCACATGAATTCTTTAGGGTAAGAAACCTCAACATCACTGTTAAAGTCGCGTCTAAACATAAAGTCTAACGCAGACTCAGTACCTTTTTGTCTATATGTGGGTTGAATATTTTTAGCAAGAAACGCCTTATCTGTTGTAGGAACTGTTGGGTCTATTGAAGTTGTAGGAGTAGAGCTTAAATATTGCTTTTCAAACTCCGGAATGAATTGATCCAACGCATGGTCAACATCAACATTATCAAGAAGGTCTGTAATTTGTCTATATTCACCCAACTCACCATTAACATCTGTCTCCCTTTCTAAGTATTTAAAATACTCTTTCATGAAAGTGATGAACATAGGATGGTCTTCTCGGACATAGTCCGGAACCATCCTATCTACAAATATTGAGAGGAACTTCGCTGGGCTGCACGAGAATTGTTTTGACATATTTACAACCTAATTAGTTTTGTAAAGAAACCATTGTAACTTTACTATTATTTAGTACGAGTAGGTTATTTCTTTCTGCTATAATATCATTCGTTTGAGGTGTGCCATATAGACTAATAACGGTATTATTATCTAATATCGGGTTAAATCCAACCAACTCAATAGTTCCAGTTTCATAATCAATAGTACCTTGCTCCGTATTAATAAATACTTCTGAAACTATATCATAAAGTAGTATATTCCCTTGACCATCATCTAATAATGCAAATTGTGTAGAATTTACACTACTTCCAAACACAGAAGATACCGCAGTTCCTGGTTTAATTGCATTATTATATTTAAAGATATAGTTTCCAGTAGTATTTGAAGATTGTACAAAGAACTTCTTATACATCTTAATTGTAGTTAAGTTATTACTAATAGATTCATCCGCACTATCGATAGTATTTGTAAGTTGAGAGTATCTTAATGTTACTTTAAATTGCGAAATTTCAGACTCAATGAATTTTTCAATATCTTCAATAATTTTAGATTGAATTTCACCAGACGACTTGGTTGATGTTAGTGGGTTGTATTTAACTGAAGTCTCAACATCCAAAAATGTATATTCAGGTGCTGTGATAATAGGGTTAATTGCTAACATATTATACTTAGATAAAATATCATCAGTAAGTTTTTTCTTAGTAATAGGTGATAACTCTAGACCGTGTTTAGGTTTAATTGAAATAAATACAGCTCCATATTGCGGTGGATCGTTATCTTCACCACCCCATACTGATATAGAATCAATATTTGGATATTTTTCAATTAAAATTGTTTTATAATCTTCCGCAGTAACAGCACGACCTTGTCTTTCATAAGAACGTGGTGCTGTCATTTTAATACTTGCTGTAGATTCATTTGTAGAACCCAGTGATGATATATTAATAGTTTCTACCACAACCTTATTTTCATCATATATATCACCAATAGTCGACTCTAGAGAAAACACCTGTTCTGCTATTGAAGAAGTATAATTTCCACCTGCACCATCAGTTGAAAGGTATTCTGCCATAATTTCAGTACCGTCTAATGGTATTTTACCGAAAATGCCGTTTCCAAAATATATCTCAGTCACTTTATCTAAACCTTCTTGCACAAAAAACACCTGTGAACTTGGATTCAATTCTGATAATAGTGCACCACTAAACCACCCACTCATCATTGAGATTGTTTCTCTGTCGCAACTATCATCATCAATAATAAGTTTCTGAAGAATTCCTGAATTATATTCTCCAAATTCAATTATTTTTATCTTTCCTTGATGTAGTCTAATTTCAGAATAAAAATCACCAGACTCATCTGGGTAAACATTGGTTGTTTCCATGGTGACAAATTCCACGGAATCTCCATTGATAACAGAAACAAAGGCTGTGCCTTTTGGTATGACAATAACACTAGGAGATTGTCCTTCTGTATTAAAAGATAACTTAACAATTGCCTCTGATGAGGTGACAGACTTTGGTGTATAACCTAGAGACTTTGCATGAGAAACTACAGAGTTTCTTAATGTTGAGGTATCTAAGAAAGACTCATTAATTGCCATATTTGTATGATAACCCATATAGTGAGTTGTATATGCCATTACATCAAGTAGGACAGACATACCAGATCCACCAAAATCATAATCTGTAAAAGTATCTTGGTTTTTTAAAAAATCTTTGATATTAGATTTGATTTTATCAAATTCTAATTCCAATATATTTAATTGTTTGTTGTTTGTTTCCATTACTATCTCAACCTTTGTAAAAAGAATTCTAATTCAACTACCCTAGTCTCATTAATTGGTGTGTATGTTATTGTAATTTCATACCCATTGCGTTCTACCATCTGTGTAACTAATACCGAACGCAAATTAACCCTCGGTTCTTGACTGTTGATAGTATTTTCTATTTGAGATTTTAAATCAATAGCCACCCTCGGGTGCATAGGTTCAAAGAGACTACTAAAAATTGTTGAACCAAAGGATGGATTAAACACCCTCTCACCCTTTCTTGTTTTAATTATATTCATCAATGCCCCATTAATTGCAATATCATCAGATCTAGAAACTAAATCGTGAGTATGTGGGTGTACTTGCATATCTAAATCTAAATCCTTATAGTGTCTATTAGTTGTATTGTTAATTTTTGGCATTGTTTTTATTATACATCTCTATTTTATATTTATAAACTAATTGACAATTACGTTTTTAGATCCAGACATATTAGAACTCCCACAGTCAATAGAGTCTCCTATCCTTGCCAGAGCACTTCCGTTTACATATACGTTTGGCGAACCAGATGCTTGTGAACCACCATGTGGTGGGCAAATCCCACACCCATGCGACGACCAAGCATCACCTACTCTATGTGCACCACGTCCATTAATAAATACGTTTGATGATGCACTAATATTTCCCCTCTCAGGAAAGCACCCATGTTTAGTCCCTAAATCATTTAGTCTTACTGCTCCTGGCATAATTATAATCCTATTTTAGATGTATCAAATGCACCTTTACTAGGAAGGGTTGTATTTAATCCAAAATTCTTAGACTGAGGGAGACAACAACCAATTTTACCTATTGCCTGGCCTGCTTGTGGTAACACTTTAACCGACTCACATTTCCAATCACCACCACCACCAGAACAAGAAGCTCCGTCTGGGTACATCGCCTTTCCTTGAATATTGTCATATATTACTTTTTGTTCATAGTATATACTAGTCGGCGTGGACAAATCTAATTTTCCATATTGCTGAACATAAGTATTATTTTGATCCCCTGTCTCATAATACTTCGATGTGTCTACACTAAAGTAACCAATACTTGCTTGAATTTTCTTAGCAAGGTCCTGCATTTCAATGCCGATCCTATCAATCGACTTTGCTGCTGAATCCATTCTATCTTTAGTTAGTTTAGCAAAGTCGGTTATGTCCATGGATGGCTTAACACACCCACACACTTCAGCTTCCTTTGCTAGTGCCAGAAAGTTCGCCGGCCATGGTTGTTGTTGTAATTTATCGTTATAATAAGTTTTCCATTGATCATCTACAATTTTAGGTTCTGTTTTGACTTCTTTTACATTAGTAACAGTAGATGTTGTAGAAAATGTTGTGTTAGATGGAATGGTTGTAAACTTGTCTTTTTCTTTAGTAACAATATTGGGTAAATGTTTTGTTTTATCTGCCCCAGACCCCTTATCTGCTTTAAGTGAAGTGAGCGCCGCAGCCTCAGACCTTGTTACTTGTTTCGCTTTGGTGACGTTTTCTTTATACTTACTAACAACTGTTCCGTCTTCTAACGTATATTTAACATTCTCTACTGTTTTCCCTGATGCAGAAAGCACACTTAATGCCACTGCTGAAGCAGAAGAAACAAAATTTTGTGTTGAGTCGTCAATACTTGTTATCCCTTTAGTTAGTCCTTGGGTGAATGAACTTTTAGCATCAAAAGCTGCGTTTTCTACCCACTCACCGCCCACAAAACTTAATGGTTCGTTTG